CATGGCATCATTGGTATTTTCAGTGAATGGGAGATAATCTTCTTCAATATCAATGATTGCCATTGTATCTCCACGTTCTTCTGCAACTCTAACAAGTCTTTTTGTAAGATCTTGGTTTGTTACACCAGGAATCGCCATCAAGTTACTTTCTACTCGTTCAGCGTCTTTCACAATATCAATAGCTTTATTCACTGAATAATAAGCATAACTGCTTTTTTCTGTAACAGGCCCTCCGGTGTCACTGTAAGCCAGACCCCGAGTATTATTAAAAGGCTCTGGCTCTACAATATCCAAACCATCGAAGCCGCCGTACATTAACATTGTGAATTTGTTGACGCCGGCGTCTGAAGAAGTTAATAAGAAATTGGTTCCGCTCATTGCAGTAATTGAATGAGTGCTTCCATCAGCGGTGCCAGCTACCTGGCGACTTCCACTAACATATTTAAAATCACCTCCTGTGTTGTTAGTTAACATGATGTCGTCTAAAGTAAATACAAATTGGCACTCAGCATTAAAATTGCTAGACCCTAAATGAAAATCAACTAAATCTTTAGTAGTTTGGTCTGGAAGGTTTTTAAGATAATCTGTAACACAGGGGTCATATCTAAGATCGTCAACGGCCTGCCGCGTAGTATCTACTCCCCAATAAGCGTTCGTCTCCTCTTTAATTCCGCCGTTGCTGCCGGCGCTTCTTAGGGATAACGATGGAAAATTAAAGGCGCCGGAGAAAGAGTTGTTTGTGCCAACCCAAATTTCACCTGCTTGGAGTTTCGGACCGGCGATGCCGTCGCCGCCGTTGCCGGCGTTAAAGAAAGCGCCGTATCGACTTCCTGTGGCAACAAGATCCATATCTGCACCTGCTTTAATAAAAGTATCTTGCAAATCTGTTGCTTTCGTTGGATTTCTCATGAGGGTGCCGACCCCGCCCGCAGAAGCACTGCAGAAAGCAAATCCTTTATACCTTGGAGGGCCATAAAAACCAAATGGCACAAGTGTGTTGCTGTAGACCTCTTCTCTTGTTTTTACTCTCACGTATTTTGATTTAAGGTCATAATTTCCACCAACTTTTAAGACTTTATTCGCCTTGTCCCAAACTGTTTCTCTGTCCCCAATTTTGCGAGCAATATAATTTGGAGAACGTGGGTTTAAATTACAATTCAGAAATTTTTCAAGAACTTTTTGTTGTTTATCTGTGTCATCTATTGCACGAATTGTAACAGTAAACATTGGCCAAGTTTTATCATTTTTAGCCGGTTTAATATCTTCAATGGATATTTTAATGTTATTCTGATTCCATTCACCGCCTTGACCTCTAGAAACAAATTTAAATAATCTTATCGCGCGATTATCATTATCGGCAGCAAAGGTGGGGGCATCATTAGAGGTATCCTGTGAAATAACCCAACCACTTTCACTAGGAATGGCTTCGTGACGATGTTTACTATATTCACTTGAGCCAGATCCCAATTGAAGAAGGACGCCCCAAGCTTGGCTGGCACTACTACTAAGACTGCTGATGTTTTCTTGTACTGATCTTTCAAATGTCTCCCCTAGCCAATAATTTGTAGTAGTACTATAAACTTGATCGTTTACTAACTGTGGATTAGTATTAAAAGCTTTGCGTATATAAGCATCAGAATCTGGGTCAAAATTAAAGGAAGTTCGCAGAACTTCATTGTGTGAGGCATCCTTGATTATTACTTTCCACTCTTTATCTCCAATATTTCCAAGCAACACAGAGGACCCGGAGACGGCTATTGGAGCACCGATGGTGCCGCCGGCGGTTTCGGTACCCCGAAGCGTACCAGAGAGCCACATGTAGCCTTCATTTAAATACCAAACTGCAGCAAGTGTACCAGTTACCGGGGCGTGGTCGCCACCACTGACACTATTTGAACCAGAAGTCATAACAAACAAACCATAGGCTCCGCCGGTGTTGTCAACTAAATTTTTAGTGCTCCAGCCTGCATTACCATGCTGGCCAATCACCGATGTGGACCAAGTATCTGGGTTGCTATGTTCATCACCCAACAAACGAATAAATGTAACAGGATTACTATTCTTTAAATAAGCTTGCGCGGCGTACGCTGCATAAGTAGGTCCATTATAATTGCCGTTTCTCCAAACATCAGTGGCTTCTTTGCCAGGAGCGGGATTTCCAAAAGTTTCTACAAACTCAGCAAATGAGTGCACAACAGTAGGCTCAAAACCTGGTCCTTTTTCAGAACGGCCAATAATTACTGGCCCCATTCTTGCTGGCTCTACGGGTAATTGTGATCGATCAATTTCGTTGATAAAAATTCCAGGTGAAACAAATCTAAATTTTTTAACTGACATTCTTTTAGTTCTCCTTTACGGCTCGTAAGACATAAACTGTTTTCTTCTATAAATAGTAATGAGAAATTGTAAAATCCATTACTTTCTTTGAAAATAGGTTTTCCTATAAAGCTAAAATATTATTATTAAATTTATTTATAATTCTGGGGCGTTTTCCAAACGATCTACAGCGTTTTCCTGATTGTCTAAGTGCTCTTGGATATCGCCGAAGATAATCCGCTCGCGAGGAATTTTAACTTCTACAGCGTTTTCATGAATAACCATTTTTGGTGTTTCTTGATTTTTGTCCTCTCCTATTAAATAACCCAACACTTTTATATTAATATTTGTTTCATATTTTCTTTCTTCTTCGCCTAAAGTAGCTACATTGTTTGTTAATTGAAAATCGCCCTGTATAAACCCTTCATAAAAATGATTATTGTCCCTCATAACAAAATAATTGATTGCTCCAGTTTTTGTGGCAAAAGGTGTTACCAATTCATTCATTTGTTGTTGATACTCTGTTCTTAAAGTTATTACATATGTAGTCTCAATATATGTTGGCATTGGCATTGATACCCACTGGTATACAATTTTGTTGTTTTTCCTGGGAAAATTATATTGGTCTTCTACTCTATAAGAGTCTGCATTCGCAAAATTAGATGTCTTATCTTGATTTAATATTCTTTTATAAACTATTGAACCGCCGCGGCTATTTCTGTCTACATTCCCCCAAAAAATACCTTTCCTATTCATATCTTTTACAACAAACGTACGCTCAATTGTAATCAAAGGAAGAACTAATGTTCCTGAGCCGTCTCTTAAATCTTTGTCATTTTTTATTTGATACGCTCTTTCTGCGGAGGCCCAAATAATTGGTACTTTTTTTCGACCTTTGTTAGTCGTTGTTTTTAAATCTAACTCTTCATTAAGATGCTTAAAGACAGCTTCATCGATAGTTTCTAGTGTCGAGGGTATAATTGGAATTTCTCTACGTGGCATCGAATGTTCCTCTGCGAGATTTAATACATGTTGCTTCTATTTCCATTTTATGATCTGTCTGACCAAACAATTGCCTTGGTTCATTTAAAGTAACTATTTCATAATGTGTGTCGCCATATAAAACAAAGTCACCTTCTCTTACAAATAAATCTTGATCTTCAGTTAGGCGCCTTTTGTGAAAATGTATAACAATGGAAGGCTTCCTGTCAATTCCCATGCTTGTTGTTTCAGTAGTATAACCTTTCCAAACAACCAATGCATAAACTCTAATTGGAGGTAAAAATGTTTTTTCTATTGCTTCTCCATATAAAGAATGAAAATTAGTATGTTCCATACTTATGGGGTAATACAATACTTGTTGGCCTATAACACGCTCAATAAGCTCATCGTTAACTTGTTTGACAAGATTTCGTTCCTTTTTCCCAACAAACATCGGAGGAGGTGCTTGGCTAGGCTGTGTCCATTTCTCAGTTGGCATTTTTTTATTATCCTAATACAATAGGTACAGGATAAGGAATTTTACCATGTACGCCCATTGTCGATTCTGCCATAAGAGCCTCTTTTTCAACTAATTTAGCATATGTAAGTTCGTCCAGCGTTGTTTTTAACTCTTCTCTTAGCTTTTCTTGTTCTGCTTGTCCTTGGCTAATTAAATCACCACCATTTAAGCTAACAGCTTCTCCAGGTATGGGAATAGAGCCAAATTTACTTCGTACCTGTCCTAAAGTTTCTTTACTGAGTGCTAAAGTGAACCTTCTAATCCATTGTTTACCAATGGCATTAATATTTACAAATGGAATATTTTCAAATGGTAAGGTGTTCATATTATTGACACCATCAATACCATCATCTTTTTCAGTGTCACGATCCCATATATCATCTTTAACGTAAAAATCAAACCAAATATAGCCTGGAGATCCAATATGTGGCGACGGGAAAAGTCTTAATCTATTGTTTTTAATTTCATACGAATAGTGGCTATTTCTAGTATAAATTGCATCTTCAAAGGCCATTGCTTGAAGTTTATTTTGCCAGGCCGGAATAATTTCAAAAGTTGAATCATCGGCAAATTGCCCATAGCTAGCCAAATCGCCAACGGTATTTAAACCACCATAATAGCCATAAAATCTCCACATAGCGTGCGGCGTTTTATACCAAACTTTGGTTATATGGATTCTTTTATTGTTTATTTTATTTTCAAGCTTGGAGCTAGGATTATTATTGTAATCTCCTTCAACAATTTCTTGTAAATCATAATCTTGTACGCTTGCTGTTATTGCAAAAGAAGCTGAATATATTCTTGTGGCGCCGCCAAAGCCAGCTTCGGTTGCCATACCATCTCCAATTTTTTTACCATAAGAAAATTGCCATTTGGGATATCTAAGGTTAATCTTGTCTTTATGATCTGCGCCGATTTTTTCGCCGTCATGATCAAAAGTACCAGTTGCCGCGCCAAGTGCACTTCCTAGAATGTTTTTAGCTTGATGTACATTAACAATATAAGAATATTCCAATACAGCTTCTTCATATGCTGAAAATATGCTTCCTGTTGTTATTTCAATATCTAAGACGTCTCCGCCAAGTTTTTTATAGGTATACGCAACTTGATTGGCAGCTGCTTCGCAAAAATATTGGGAGAACATATTAGTACTTGAATCTGAATAGATTTGAAATGGTAGCTCAGCGTTGTCTTTTACATCGCTAGCAGTGCTTCCTGTTGGAAGTGTGATTTTGCTTGTTTGACTCGAAGGTGTTAAAGTGGGTACTGCCATTCATTTAGATCTCCTCGCTATAATTAGTTGGCAGTACTTTAAAAAATCTAATTTACTTTTTCTTTGCGGGTTTTCTTTTTCTTGCGGATTTCTTTTTAGAATCTGGCCTTTTTTTTCGGGGCGAAATTTTGCGAGATTGTTTTTTTGGTTTTGGCTCAGATATAACAGATTCATCAATTTCTTTTATTATAACTTTAGGAACCTTTTTCTCTTCAACCTCTTTTCTCTCTTCAACAACTTCTTCGTAGGTTTCAGTAGTTGTGGTAATCGCTTCCTCTAATGCTGCTTTAAACTTTGCAAACTTTGCTGCAAATTTTCTTGCAAATTTTGGACTAGTCATCCGGCGCTTTTTCTTTCCCATAGTAAACTCCTTTTGTTGATATTATACAATATTATGTTAAAGATTTTAAAAGAAAACCCCTCTCCGCAGAGAGGGGCTTAATGAGAAGATTTTATACAAGACCCCATTCGAGTTCTTCATATACAATGCCCATAGTAGAACTAGCTGCATGGATATGATACATAAATGGTGTGACAAGGTCGCCTGAGTCAAAAAGAAAGGAACTACTTAAGGCAGCGTTCGTAAATTTTGCCCCATCTAGGTAATAAGTAGGCGAGCCGGACTTATCAACCTCCACTTTAAGCTCGTGAGACTCGCCATCGGCCCATGTAGTGGCGTCGCCGTGCTCGCTGTCAGTGACGGTGGTTGCATTATTAAGGATTGTTTCTATAAAGAATTTGCCTGCATTGACATTAATTGCTGCCATATCGGTATAATTGTCCACCGTCGCGTTGGGCGCTACCACTGGTTTGAAACCAATTAAACAATCGTCTGTGTCTGAAACGTCTACCAAAGTAAATCTACATCGAACGAAAAACTTTGGACTAGTGCCGATTTTAAAGTAATCGCCATTTAAAACACCCTTTTCTGTCGCTCGTCTAGCCTCCCATTGAAGGCCAAAGTCGTCAGTTGCAATATATGAATAATTCATTCCGTTTGTAGCAATTGCTGGGACGACGTTTGTAGCTTGGTCGCCGATATTAGTTACATGTAATCTCATGCCGGATGAATATTGATGAATATTGGTAATAGTATCGGCGCCGGGAACCCATTCGACGCCCGTATCGGTGGCGTCGCCCGTTCCTCCGCCGGAAAGCAAAGAAGCGCTCAAAGAACCAGTTGGAAAAACAATCGGTTGTTGGTCAAATGTGCAGAGGCTGCGACCTGCAGCGCGATATGCATTTGCTCCCGATAATGTTGGATAGCTTACAAAAGCTTTCATTAGCGCTTCAAGGCGCGCCAAACCTACTCTCTTAGTACCCATGTTAGAAACCCTCCCTTGGTAAAACCATTTATAATCATGTCCGCGTTCCACACATGGGAACGGAGATGGGTCGCATTGCCCATCCAATAACTAGGTATCGAATCTTTCGATTCTGTTTATAAATAGTATTCAGATAAAAGAAAACCCCGATCTCTCGAAAGAAATCGGGGTTAACTCAAAGTTACTTTAACTTTTAGCTAGTTGCGCCGGCCTCACCAAGGAGTCCGCGTACAACTACTAGACCATACATATCAGGTCGAACCATCTTCTTAGCGTAACGAGTCATGACACCCTTACGTGGTACGAAGTCTTCCGTACCAAAGATAGTGGGAGTAACCTGCAACGGTACATAAGGAGCGTAGACATAGCCACTCTCCAAGAAACTACCGCCTTTACGGCCAACCAAAACAAGGTTACGTGGGAAATACGGATCAACGTAGACATCCCATTTCTTGCTTATGCTACCAGATTTAACAGCGCCAACTGTACCCTTGTCATCGTCATGGGTAATGTTAGCACGGAAGCCACTAGTAAACTCAAGAATATTGGCAACCTCGGGGCTAGTCACAAGGAACGTAGCTCCGCCGCGAAGAGTTTTACGGTGAATCTGTGCGGAGACATCATTGATAGTCTCTACAAGAGTCTCGTACCACTCAGAAACGGTACCGGTAAAGTCCGGTGCAGCCGAAGATGCACCAAGCTCAGTGCCGAGTGTGCGATGTACAAACAATCCGGGTGCACGCGACCAGTAATAAGTACCAGCAGTCGCGCCTTTAACGAGATCGTTAAGAATCTCACGGTCAATTTCAAGAGCAATATGCTCAGAAAGAATTGACGTAAGTTCAACTTCTGCGTCAAGGTTGTGATAAGCATTAAGGTCTTGACCAAGTTCTGGCGACCACTTTGCTTTGAGCTTTTTGGTAATTGCCGTGACAGCAATCGAATCTACTTTGATATCGATTTCTGCAATGGTGTTTTTATTACCGGCTTCTTTCGTAACGCCAACGTTGCCAGTTGATGGCGAAGGCTCTTCAAGACCCCACACGTTCCCACCAACAACAGCCCCAATTGCATTAGCAGCGTTGAATTGATCTGCCATCGGTGCTCTCAAGGCGGTAAGGTTGGTAGTGCTCGTCACAAAGTTCCCAGCTGTGTCGACATTCGTCACATAGTAAAAAGTAAACAGAAGCTCATGGTTTGTTGCGTCAGTCCGCAATTTCCCAGAAGCATTCCGAGTTCCTTTTTCTGTTAGCCGGCGAACAAGCGTGATGTTGTTGGCAGACAATCCGAAATCTTCGAATGTCCCATCTTCACCTTCAATGGCGTTTACAAGACTCCAAGTAGTAAGCAGATTCTGGTTAAATCTATCTCTTTGAGCTTTGCTTAACAAGACTGTGCAACTGTACACTCGTCCAGCTGTTTGTGCCAAAACATCCGGATCATGACGAATAGCTGTTTTTTGTCCATCTGACAATTCAGAGATTTTAGTGCCGCCGATTGCAAACGGAGTATTCGTTGCAGTAGCTTCAACGGTAACTGTCATGGTGGATTGGGCATTTGGATCACCAGACGTCACGTCGGTAAGCGCGGTCGAAGAACCAGTCGGTGAAGACTGTGCATTCGCCAGGTTGTAAAACCCAGATCCCGTCAATTGGTTAACACCACCAGTTATTTGTGATGCAACAACACCGCCACCATAAACAGACTCACCAGCTAATACACCCATGTCTCTACTATCTTCATAAGTAAAGTCTAGGAAAAAGATCAGACCAGAAGGCAAACTCATGGGCTGAACGCTAACAAGATCGTTAGCAACAAGTCCACCGAAAACACGGCGAACAATTGGGAATGCGACGGCTGCAAAACCCTCGACATCTCCAGCGGCCATTGAACTGGCCTCACGTAAAAGCTCCTTAGCTTGATTTTCAAGCAGTCGAGCCATCGAAGAACGATTGTTCCCATTTAATCCTTCAAGAAGACCAGTTTTATCCCATTTGGATACAACTGCATCGCCTTCTTTGCGGAGGTCACGGTTAACAATCCCTTCGGTTAATTTATCTAAAACAGACATTTTTAATTCCTCCTTATAATATATTAAATCACTTAATACCTGCTAATTTTTGAAGCCTACTCAACATAGTTGAATCGGTCTCGTCCTCGCGCTTGCGAGGCAAAAAAGCTGAAGAACGGTTACTAATTGCTTCGTTCAGTGATTTTGGAGCATTCTGTTTAGATCCTGCGCCAGCCACTGCACTTTGAAGAGTTTCGAATATAACTTTTGTTTCTCCAACCGTGCCCGCCTTTTGGATAGCTTCGACAATTTTATCTTTCTGTCGCTCATTCAGGGAGTCACTAACTAAAGTACGGTTTGTGTAATGTAATTGTGCATTACGCACATTAACTTCGTTAAGCTTTTCTTGAGTCTTAACGAGTAGTTCTCTAAATTTTTTATTTTGTTCGTTTGTTTGCGCAGCTTGCTGTTGAAGCTGTGCGCAGTGTTGTTCATACGCTTGGTGTGACTCATAAAGCTTCGCATAATTATATTGATAAGCTCGGAGTGCTTCTTGCAACTCTTTTTCTTCTAAGGGTTTAACTCTTCTTCCGCCGGCGTCTCGACCCGCAACTCTGTCGGGAGTATCTCTTTTAGTGCGCTCTTCAAGATCTGCGTCTTCTTCAAGTTCTTCGCCTTCTTCAAGTTCTTCGCCTTCTTCAAGTTCTTCGCCTTCTTCAAGTTCTTCGCCTTCTTCAAGTTCTTCGCCTTCTTCAAGGTCTTCGCCTTCTTCAAGGTCTTCAGCTTCTTCAAGTTCTTCTTCAAGTTCTTCGCCTTCTTCAAGGACTTCGCCTAAAATATCAGCAAGAACAGATTCTTGAATTGTAAATGTTTCTTCACCTCCT